CAATCCAAAGTCATTCCCTTATGTGGCTCTCAATCAATTCATAGAGTTTTATGACAAAGAGGCACTCAAATATCTAAACCGGTGTAAAACCAATCAAAAGATCGCTATCGAGAGGGAAAACTCAAAGAAACACCCTAAATACGGCTAGTCTGAACGGTCGTGTACGCTCGTCACGGATAGATAGATAGATAGATAGATAGATTAGATAGATTAAAGAACTTGCTGTTTAAAAAGAAATAAGGAAAAAAAATGAAAAACAAAGCCCTCCTCTCTTAGGGGGTGTTAAAAACACACTGCCAAAACTCAAACTCATATCATAGATTGTATAAAAATTAATCCATACAGAATAACTATGCTACAATACTTTTAATCGCAAGGATTAAACTCGTTGGGAAAAAATAAAAGGACACACATATGACATTAGAAGAAGCATTAGTAAAAATAACCTCTTTAGAGGGAGAGATCACTACTCAAAAGGTAAGTATCGCTGAGTTATCAAAGAACGCAGGGAAATTATCAGATGAGGATCAAAAGAAGATTGAACAAAAGGCTTATAATCAAGGTTTCGATAAAGCTAAGAATCAGTTTGAAGGTGAAAAAAAAGATCTACTAAAAAAAGAAGATGTGGAAAAACTTTTATCGGAGAGGGATCACCTTTTCAAGATAAAAACAGATCTAAGGGAAATGGGTGTCAAAAATGCCGATAGAGCTATGAAGATGATTGATGAAGATGATCTTAAAAGTTTCGGTACGGATGAGTTTAAAACGGATGATTTTAAAACGAAATATGGAGATGTTTTAATTTTTGCTAAAGATGGATCTAATCCACCTAAGGTGATTACAAAAGACAATAAACTTCCTGATCAGAAAAAAGTCACTTCGGATAGCTATGGGGATCTATCCCCAACAGAAAAAGCCAAAATGTCTCCTGATGAGAAGTTGGCTTTATTAAGAGAATAAAAAGGAAATAAAATGGGATTAGATAAAAATAAATTAACCATCTTTACGGATGTGATGGATACAAAACTTCAAGAGGCTTCTGTAGTTCCCTCTATCGCTAAAGGTGTTTTTAGAGGACAGATAGTAAGAGGAGGTACTGTTGATATCCTTGGTACAGAAGATGTAACAATCGGGCAGTACAATGGAACGATTACTCACCAATCAATGACTGGTACAGAACAAAAGGTTTTAATTGAAAAGAAACCGTATTTCTCCATCAAGTTGGGATATGATGATCTTTCACAAGTGCCTACAAATGAGGTATCCTTCCTTACAGGTAAAGCAGGAAAAGCGTTGGCATTGGATGTTGATAAAAACCTTGTATTATTGGCTGGTAAAGCTAAGATAACAGTATCAGGGGTGATCGCAGACGTAACAGGAGCGTTTACAGGTCTTGCGACAGCATTTGATATTGCTAATGTTGGTATGGGCGACAGAGCGGCACTTTTGTCACCCAATGTTGCGAATACGTTGGTTGCAGAACAGGGTGCTAAGCTTCAGGGCGAAAAAGCATCGGAATATGTGTATCAGGGGTACTTAGGTGAGTATATGGGTGTTCAAGTATTCAAGTCAAACTCTATCGGGAAAACCACAACCGTGGCAAACTGTCTTGGGGTTGATATGAGTGCGTTGATCTTGGCTAAGTCTTATGATCAGGTTGATCAAGTGGCAGGAGTAGACTTTTTTGGTTCTGCACTCCGTGGTTTATTGGTTTATGGTGTTGATGTTGTAGAAACAGAAGCAGGGTTATCGGATCGTATAGTAGCTTTTAATATAGACGAAGCATAAAAAAAAGGATCACACATGGCAGAAAAAAAAGAAGCGACAGAAAAAGAGGTATTAGCAGAAATGACCGACAAAGAGTTGGCATCTACTAAGGGCAAATACGAGGGACTCGACACAGGTAAAAAAGGGGCAAATAAAAAGCCTCTTATTGCTAAAGGTGTAGGGTACGAAGTCACTATAAACAAGTAAGGGGCTAAAATGGCAACTTTACCAACTATGCAAGATTTGTTCGGTGGTTTGCCTGAGGCTTTGGCTTATTATAAAAGCCTATTTGATGTTCCAGCTGATGATCTCGAAATAGAAGCATTATTGGATACTGCATTTTTAAAGATTGATCCTGTTTTTGGAGAGTTTAGAAATTATGTAGTGGGTGAGAATACTGTCAGGAATGAGCATGTAAAGAGAGCTGTGTGCTTTGAGGCGAATACTATCTATAAATATAGTTTAGTGAGCGTTGGTGTAGTGCATGGGATCAACACAGGCGAGAAGCCCACAGGAGATATTGTATCAGAGAAGATGGAAGATGTATCGACCACTTATTCGGATAAGGATCAAGCAAAAGGCATTGGGCTTGGGGATAGTGGGCTTATGTCCGTCCTTGGTCTGTTGTCTTATGATGCTTCTATATTGTTAAGTAGATATATCAGAAAAACCTATGGAATGGGATTTTCCTGTACTGTGGGAACTGATGTAAATACCTTTGGAACAGTTCTATGAGTATAGAATCAATGAAGAAAAGTATCGGCAGATCATTGGAGAACTATGGTACAGCAGTCACTCTGAGCATTAGAGAGGATGGGGCTATAGATTTTGCGACAGGGAAGCCAGTGCAGACAATTACTAACTCGGATATTATTGCAGTTGTCGGGAGATTTACTGCAAATGAGATCAGGGATGGGATTGTCAATATTGATGATTTAAAATGTACGTTAGTACACCCCGATAAAGTCAAGATAGGGGATAAGGTCATAGCAGGTACAGAAACATATTCTGTATTAAATGTGAGATTACTAATTAGAGGAGGAGTCTTATTAAAGCAGACTCTTCAACTAAGGAAATAAAATGGCAGTTATGACTCAGACTCTTAATATCGCTTTTGATATCGTTGATGATGAGATCAGAGAGATTGTGGAAGAGGAGGTCATAGGATTACATAATGATCTTATAGATGCTGGACAAGCCGTTTGGTTATCAGGAAATTTTAAAAACTCGTTTGCACCTGTTATAAAAAAAGGTGATTTTGAGTGGAGAATTGAGAATGATGCTGATTATGCTTCTATACTCGCAAGAGGTAGAAGATTGGTAAATGGGCGAATGTATGGATCAGAGAAGTGGGCTAGGGGAATGGATCCAATGATCGCCAAGATGGAAGATAAAATTGAAAAGAGGACAGATGCTATTCAGTCATAACGGAGAAATCAACAAGTATTTTAATGATAATTGGATGGATACCCCTATTCAGTACGAGGGGATCAGGTTTGATACTCCGACTGATGGCAAATGGATCTCTTTACAAGTTCATCCATACGGCAGAGAGGAGCAGACTTTCGGTAAGGGAGTTCGCAAAGAAAAAGGGCTATTGAAGGTATTTGTTTATGAAACAAGTGCGACTTTAGCTTATGAATTGGCATCTCAGGTTGATACCTTTATAGCAGAAACTTTTATAAGCAAGATCTTTATTGACGTTGGGAGTCCTGATGGTCAAGGAGCAGAGGCTTTAAAAGATGGAATTTTTGAAGTGTTATTGAATTTTGAAATGACTTTAATAGAAAAATAAAAAGGAAATATTATGGAGACAGTAGTTTTAGGAAATATGACAAAAGTTGGAGTGGGGGTGGGACCTTCTGCTGTTACTTTTGAACCAATTTGTGTATTTGGTGGCGAAGCGATTGTGGACTTTGGTGGATATACAACAAATAAAGAATATTGCTTGTCTAAAGCAGAGCCTTATGTTGCATTGAATGACTTGGAGTTTGGATCTGCAACATATAGTTATTTATGGAGTGAGGCAGATGGAGATGCTGGAAATAAGATCTTCAAAGATGCACACCTCGCAAAAACTTTGGCGGCAAAAACTGTATCTATTGAAACCGAGGTAAATAATACGCTTGGTGTGAATGGAACACAGTATACGGCAGACTTTATTGTAGCGGGGTATAAATTCCTATTCAAGAAGGGAGAGGTCAATAAGGTAGAGGTAACTCTAGAACAGCTCACAACTCCTGTAGAGGTGATTGCTTCTGCAACATAGGAGATAGGGGCTAATTTCTGTGTGGGTTAGCCCTTTTGATCTTACACACAGTAACCATATTCACACAGGAGTCACACAATGGCAAAAATACAATTATCAACGAGAGTAACATTAGATATCACGGAGAATGGAAAAGTAGTAGATACTTTTAAAATTTCTTTCAGAGAACCCTCAAAAAGACAACAGCGTGAAATAGGAAAAGAGAATGAAGAGATATTGGATCTATTTAAAAAAAGCCAATCTTTGGATCGTAGATTAGAAGTAACAGAGGCAAAAGTTTCTGCTCTAAAGGAGTTGGAAAATGCTAAAGAACTTTTGACTACAGCAAAAAGTTTGGACAAATTATATATTGATAGGGATAATATAGAGGATCGTTTTATAGATCTTGGAGGTTTTGAGAAGATGCTTGAAGCTTCGCGGCTCACCTTTGGTCATGCCGTATCAGGCGAGGACAAAGATCGGCTAAGGGATTTTATAGAAGATCAGAGTGATTATTCTATTATTATGGGTGCTATTGCTGAGGATGCGAAAGAACAGAGGGGAAAGTAGCTCTACCGATTGCTACATTTATCAGGGGTAAAAATAAAGAACTTCCTGATAGTTTTGATGAGTATATGATCGGGATCACTCATATCTGCATACAGGTAGTATCACAAAATAGTGGCATGGGATATAGTTTCCTTTATGATAGTGCAAAAGATTGCCTTAGATGGGCTGGGTTGTCGGTAAAGGATAATATAAAGCTTGTTATGTCGATAGGTAGCCTTGTTCACCTGAAGGAGGAAACCTTTTCAGAGGTAATTAATGAAAATGAATTTTTAGAGGTATCCAAAGAGGATTTAGCTAAAATGTACCAAAAGGCATAAGCAAAAGGATCTCAGATGGCAAAAATAGAGGTGATTGTAAAAGATGGGGCGACTGCTCCATTAAGACGAATCAAACGAGCATTTAACTCTACTAACACGGCTGTCAATGAGGTAAATGATTCATCTAAACAAATGTATAGCTCTATGACGAAACTCGCTGGGGCTTTCGTTGGAGTATATGCAGGAATAAAATCTATACAGGGGATATCTTCAATAGGGGCTTCCTTTGTTAAAACTTCTGCTCAGTTTGAGCAATTTGAAACTACCCTACGTTCTATTACAGGATCTTCTGAAGAGGCTCGAAAGTCTATGAAGTGGATAGAGGACTTTGGATCAAAAACTCCCTATGAACTTGATAAGGTAACGGAGTCGTTTGTAAAGATGAAGGCTTATGGTCTTGATCCTATGGACGGTACTCTTACTGCGTTAGGCAATGCCTCTTCTGCTATGGGTAAAGATATTACTCAGGCAGTAGAAGCTATGGCAGATGCCGTGACAGGGGAGAATGAAAGATTAAAAGAGTTTGGGATCAAGGCTTCAAAGACAGGGGAAACAATCGCCTATAATTGGGCTGATAGCTCAGGGAAGATGCGTAAAATAGTTATTAAAAATAATAAAGATATTATTCAGTCTACTCTTACTGCTATTTTTAATGAAAAATATGTAGGGGCTATGGATGCTCAGTCAAAAACTTGGAACGGTATGCTTTCTAATATGGCTGACAGTTGGACTATCTTTAAAAAAGATGTAATGAATGAAGGGTTATTTAATTATCTAAAAGGGATCTTGACTGTTGTAGGGGAGTTAATGGCAGAAGCCTTCGGAGGTGCTAAGGATGGGGCGAAAGATTGGTCAGATAATATAATTACAGGGATCGAGGGAGTTATCCTTTGGGTTGGGAATATGACAGATGTTATTAATGGCATAGATCTGGCTTGGACTGTTGCTAAGAATGGGGCGATAGAGTTCTTTTTAGCAATCAGTAAGGCAGGTGATTTTCTGGAAGACGATTGGGGAAAAAGCATGGCTCAGATACAGAATGTTTTTGGAAAAGCTATGTATGGTTTAAAGGTCGCTTGGAGTTCAGTAATTAACTACTTTCAAAAAAAATGGGTTGGGTTTTATGGCACTTGGGTAAAGGGGTTCAATGCTTTGGCAGAATTCGCTAATTTGGATATCAAGATAGAAGTACCTGAGTTTGCTCCTGCTGTGGTTGCGGGGTATAAGGATATCTTGTATGCTCAAAAGGGAGTATCCAAAGAAACCCTATACTGGAAAAATCAGCTACAAGAATCAGATAAAGACCTAAAAGGACTGTATGCGAGTGTCGAGAATGAGGATGGAAGGAAAAAGGCCGTAGAACTCATAGGCAGAGTAAG